TAAGAATACGAAGGCTTACAAGATGGCGAAAGAAGAACACGGTAAGGTGTTTACAATGACAGAGAAGAATGATGCAGAGCGATTAGCAGATGCCTTCCTAAGAAACACCAAAGCTGTAGAGCTGATTAGAGATTGCGAGTTTGAAGTACCTGCAATAGATTATGTACAGGACTTCCCTTTTAGGGGCAAAGCGGATGTATTAGGAAAAGGTAGAATCGTTGATCTGAAAAGTACTACTGACCTGAAGGCATTTCCCTATAGCGCAAAAAAATATTCTTATGAAATGCAATGCTATCTTTACTGTAATTTGTTTGGGATAGATTACAAGGACTTCGTATTTTTAGCAATGGACAAGAAGAGTCTTGACATAGGAATTTATCATTGCTCTGAGGAGTTCTACTACGCAGGCGAACAGAAAGTAACAGCAGCATTAGAGATATACGACACTTACTTTCTACAAGCAACAGACTTAGATCAGTATTATATAGAGGGGATATTGTGAGAGTGTTAGATTTGTTTAGTGGCATAGGCGGATTTCACTTAGGACTTGAACGGGCAGGATTCGAAGTAGAATCATATTTCTCAGAGATAGATAAGTACGCAATAGATGTGTACAGTAACAACTTTAAAAAAGCAACTTATGTCGGGTCAGTTACAGATGTTCGAGGAGCAGACTTACCAAGAATTGATGCCATCACTTTCGGAAGTCCTTGTCAGGATTTTAGCCTCGCAGGTAAACGTAAAGGTCTTGGAGGGAATAGAAGCTCACTTATTAGCGAATCAATTAGACTCATTAGCGAATGCAGACCAAGTTTTTTTATATGGGAAAATGTTAAAGGCACTTTCTCCTCAAACGATGGCGCAGACTTTTGGGCGATTATCCAAGCCTTTGCCAACATTGGGGGTTATCGACTCGAATGGCAACTGCTTAATACAAAGTGGTTTCTACCCCAAAATAGAGAGAGAATCTACCTTGTCGGATATCTTGGAGATGGAAGTAGAGGACAAGTATTTCCTATCGGAAAAATCTCTGGAGAGAATAACATCTTACAAGGACAATCAACAAATACACTTACGGCAAGATATGCAGGAGAAGGACAAGGAACTTATATTATTGAAAGTAAATTCAATGCACAAGAAACAATAAAAGTAAACTCAGCTACATCAAAAGGATACGAAGAAGCAGAACCTGGTGATTCAATAAATTTATCAGTACCTTCATCTAAGACACGAAGAGGTAGAGTAGGTAAAGGAGTAGCACAGACATTAGACACTCATTGTAATCAAGCGGTAATAGGGTACTCAAGAGATGCTAAAGGAAAGGTTATAAGTTATCACGAAAAACAAGAATGTAATACATTACATAGTAGCTCGGGTACAGGTAATAATACCGATCAATTCATACGACAAGATAAGATAGGGGATTATAGAAGTGATGAAGGATATAGAGAGCGAAAAGATGGAGATAGTCCTACCTTAAATTCAAACAACACTAAGAATGAATTAGGAGGAACTCCAATTATAGTAAACAAGATTAGAAGGCTTACACCAATAGAGTGCGAAAGATTACAAGGCTTTCCAGATAATTGGACTAAGTACGGAAAAGAGAAAGGACTTATATCTGATTCACAGAGATACAAGATGTGTGGTAACGCAGTAACAGTTGATGTGGTAAAAGCAGTAGCAGAAAGAATTAAATTAGTAATAGAATAATATTATGATAGACAATGTAGTAGAAAAGGTAATTAAGCTATTTAGGAAGCGTTCTAAGCGAGGTATAGAGAAATACGGAGTAACATTAGAACAAAACGAATTAAGTAATGTAGAATGGCTACAACATCTCCAAGAGGAGTTAATGGATGCAGCCTTATATGTAGAACGAATTAAACAAGCGATAGATGAAAGTAGAGAGATTAATACAAGAGATTAAAAAGGAATCAGGAATTGATTTATTTAGAAACACACGAAAAAGAGAATACACAGAAACAAGAGCTTTATTTAGCTACTTCCTAAGAAACTATTTCGGATACAAGTTACACGAGATCGTTGAGGTATATAGAAAGAACGGATACACTACCCATCACGCTACTATCCTGTATGCGGTTAGAAACTACAAAGAGGTGTACTTACCATTCTCACGCATTCTAAAAGACTTAGATGAGAAGATGTACATTAAGTTCGGTAACCATAATGAAGTTAAGCTACGCACTCTTAAGATGCGAATAGATAGCCTTCCAGAAGAAAGATTAGATGAAGCAAAGCGTTTAATAGAAGAACTCATTAACTAAGATGCGAAATAAACAACATAGAGAAGAGATACTACTAAACCACTATAAGACTTGGAAAGACACTACAAGAAACAAATACCACAAAGAGTATGCAGAGATAATGTACAAAGCTATGCTCGATGGTAACTACAAAGAAGTGTACTCAGCATTAGGAGGAAGTAAGAAGGCATTATACGACCCAAGAAAGAATGTTACCTACCTAACAATGAATCAAGCTGCTGAGGCTTATAAGGTATCTAAGACTACGATGAGTATTAACTATCTGAGATACGGATTAAAAAGAGTAATAATATGATTACTAACGAGGACAATATGGAACTAATGGCAAGGTACGAGGATAACTACTTTGACTTAGCAATAGTAGATCCGCCTTATGGAATAGGAATGGATGGGGGTAATGTTGGTTATAAAGGATTTAATAACTTTGAAAATAAGGGGTGGGATAAGTCAATACCTGAACAAAAGTATTTTGATGAACTTTTTAGAACATCGAAAAATCAAATTATTTGGGGCGGGAATTATTTTGGATTACCTGCAACAAGGTGTTTTATAGTTTGGGATAAAGGCGAAGGATTTTATAACAGAACTTATGCAGAATGTGAATTGGCTTGGACTTCTTTTGATAAAAATACCGTAAAATATAAACGCGACCCTTTAGCAAAAGGAGATTATAAAGGAAAAATACATCCAACACAAAAACCAATAAAACTATACGAGTGGCTTTTAATGAACTACGCTAAAGAAGGAGATAAGATACTCGATACACATTTAGGTTCAGGTAGCATTGCAATAGCTTGTCACAATCTGGGATTCGAATTAACCGCTTGTGAATTAGATAAAGATTACTACGAAGCAGCTATAAAGCGATTAGAACAACATAAAGCACAACAAAGATTATTTTAATTATGAACGAAGTACTACAACTAAGATGCGAATTACAAGAACTCACTCTAATAAGAGAGCTAATGTTCGGAGTACTAACTATGATGATAATAGAAGCAGTACTACTAATCATTCTATTATATAGATTGGAACAAAATCGCTAACCTCAATCGTTATATAAGTAGAATTAATTAATTAATCTAAATTAAATATGGACAAAAGGGTAAACAACGGAGGACACTCTACTAAAGGCTATGCAGGTCGTAAACCCAAGTCTGATGAGATAAAATTAATAGAAGCTCTGGATAAGCATATAGATCAAGAGGAGGTATTCGATACTTTGCACGGACTTATCAAAGAGGGGAACATTAGAGCGATACAGTTGTATATGAACTACCGACACGGTAAGCCGAAAGAGAGTGTTACTTTATCATCGGATGGGTTAAACATCAACTTCAGAGACCTACTCAAGTTTGATTAGAATACAGAAGAAGTACGAGGTATTTAGAGATTCCGATAGTCGCTACTTTATTGTTTCAGGTGGTAGAGCTTCGGGTAAGTCTTTTAATATCTCTATTTTAATTCTGCTACTAACATTCGAGCAAGACCACACGATACTATTTACAAGGTACACACTAACCTCAGCTTCTATATCTATTATACCTGAGTTCTTAGAGAAGATTGAACTCTTAGGATTAGTAGATCATTTCTACATTACAAAGGATGAGATAGTAAACAGAAGTACGGGTAGCAAGATTATATTCAAAGGAATCAAAACAAGTTCTGGAGATCAGACTGCATCACTAAAGTCTATACAGGGTGTTACTACTTGGGTGCTTGAAGAAGCGGAGGAGTTAGTAGATGAAAAGAAGTTTGATACGATAGACTTCTCCATCCGTTCTAATAAGAGACAGAACAGAATCATTCTAATCTTAAACCCTACTACAAAGGAGCATTTTATCTATAAGCGATTCTTTGAGGATAGAGGAGTACAAGAAGGGAGCAACATAACGAAAGGAGATACTACCTATATACACTCTACTTACAAGGATAACATTAAACACCTTAACGAATCATTCATAGCTCAGATCGAGCAGATGAGGTTACGCAGACCAGAAAAGTATAAGCATCAGATATTAGGAGGGTGGTTAGATAAAGCAGAGGGTGTTATATTCTCTAATTGGGAGATAGGAGAGTTCAAGAAAGTAGGCACAAGTGTGTTTGGTCAAGATTATGGATTTAGTAATGACCCTACAACGCTCATAGAAACGAATATAGATAAGTCTAACAAACGAATATACCTTAAAGAGTGTTTCTACCTACCAAGACTTACAACAAGCGATATAATGCGTTTAAATAGGCAATACGCAGAGAACAATTTGATAGTAGGTGATTCAGCAGAACCGAGATTGATTACAGAGCTGCGTAGAGAGTGCAACATACGAGAATCAGTAAAAGGACAAGGTAGTGTTACTTATGGGATTAGTTTAATGCAAGACTACGATTTGATTATCGACCCTAATAGTACGAACCTTATCAAAGAGCTGAATAATTACAGTTGGCTTGAGAGAAAGAGCAACACACCGATAGACGATCATAACCACGCAATCGATGCAGCACGATACGCAATTACTTATCAATTAAAAAATCCTAACTATGGTAGTTACGCAGTAAGATAAATTTTTATATATTAGTATCTCATAAGAGTTATTAGTTTGTTTAGAAAGAGGCAGTCCCGTAAGGCTGTCTTTTTTTATTTAAAATAGTTTATTTCAAGCGTTATATATATAAGAACAAGAATATGAAAGTAGAAGTTACTGTACCAAGCGAACTCAAGGAGATCACTTTAGGACAATATCAGAAGTTTGTTAAGCTCTACGAGGGAGAAGTTACTGAGGAGTTTATGGCTCTTAAGATGTTAGAGTTATTCTGTGGAGTAAAACTTAAGGATGCTTACCAGATGCGATACAAAGACATAGATGGTATTGTTGAGGTAATTAGTTCAATGCTTAACCAGAAACCTCAGCTTATACAAAGATTCAAGATGAACGGAGTAGAGTATGGCTTTATTCCGAATCTTGATGATATGAGTTTTGGTGAGTACATCGACTTAGATACCTACTTACCGAATTGGCAAGAGATGCACAGAGCTATGGCAGTTCTTTATCGACCAATCAAAGAGAAGCACGGTAATAAGTATAACATCGTGGATTACGAGGTGGTAAATTCAGAAGTATATAAGGATATGCCGATGGATGCAGTTATCTCCTCAATTCTTTTTTTTTATCGTTTAGGGACAGACTTATCGAAAGCTATGATGAACTATTTGGAGGAGTCAAAGGAGAGTCGTTTAGTGCAGTATCTAACTTCGGACAAAAATGGGGATGGTATCAATCAATATACTCACTTGCTCAAGGAGATATTAGACGATTTGAACATATCACTGAATTAGGAATACATCAATGCTTAATGTTCCTAACATTCGAAAAAGAAAAGACAGAATTAGAAGCACAACAAATAAAGAATAGAAGATGAGTGTAATGAACGGCTTTTACAGGGTAACACAGATTATTAAAGATACCCTACAAGCAGACCCTAATTGTAACACAGTTACCTATGGTGATATTACGGATGTTGATCTGAATAAGCAGACCATATTCCCACTATCGCACATTATTGTAAACGGAGCAACAAGCGGTGAAAATGTAATGACCTTTAATATCTCAATTCTTGCTATGGATATCGTAGATAGT